TGAAGACTCTGTACCGTCAGTCGGCCCGTTATGTCGTTGCGAGCCTACAGGATGAATCCGAAGTGATTCGGGCCCTGCACGCCAACTATGCGATGGGATACTTGCTCGCCATCAAGGATGTCACGAACTATATGGAGTTTGAACGAATTACAGGTGAGCGTCTTGTAGACTTTGAAGACAAAGTTGTTGCGGCCCAAGATGTCGCGACAAAACTCCTCATACAACAGCGACCGGACCTCATGCCGCTCAAGGATGAGATGCTTGTACGTGCAATTTATTCTCGCGACTAAATGTAATGCCCAAAAATGTTAACTTGCGCCGTTCGGTCCTGACGCTCGCAGCTATGAAAGGTATACCAAATCCTCCACCCGAACTCAAGCGCTCGATCCGGTTTATGGAAAATCTTATTCAGGCTGAATTAATAAAAAACATGTCTGTTCTTCCAAACAGTCAGACACGGGCACATAAAAAGGGTCCAGGACCCAAAACCACGACGATGAAGCGGAAGGGTCGTTTTGTAATGTCAGGAAACAATTAAACATAACTTTATACATTAGAATAGATGACCAAGTGGCTCTTTATCGGACCGTCACTCTTGGCCGGAATTGGCCAAGTGACAAACAAGTATGCTCAACTTGTCGGAGGTGAATACCGGGAATTTTCAGCCCCGCCGAGTGAAGAAACGTACGATGTCGGGTTTGCGTTTGTGCTTCCAATTCCGCAACACATGGATATGTGCGACCGGCACCTCAAAAAATGTACCAAAAAAATGTACATGACAGTGTGCGAAACTGAGACGGTCCATGCCGCGTACGGTCTTTTGGTCGAGCGATACAAGACACTGTACACACCGAGTGTATTTTGTCAGCGCGTTTTCGAGCGCCAATTTCCAAAAGGAAACTGGAAGCTTCTGAGACATACGGCGCACGGAAGTCCCATGGCGCCACCGACAACACCCGAGTACACTTTTTACACAATTGGAAACATGGCCGATCCACGGAAAAACATACGCATGCTTATCGAGGCGTTCGTTCGACTCGACATGCCCAATACGCGCTTGGTTCTCAAGGCGACCGGGCGGGAACCTTTTGTGTGCCGTCTGCCCCGTGTGACTGTTATCAATGGTTTACTGACCGACGAACAAATGGAGGACGTGCACCGTACGAGTCATTGCTACATCAACTGTTCACATTCAGAGGGTGTAGGAATGGGGGCTGTCGAGGCTGCCGTACGAGACAAGCCTGTCATCATTACAAACTATGGAGGACTCCAGGAGTATATTCCCGGAACGCCTTTTGTGGTACCGTGTGCACTTCAACCGGTTGGCCAAAACGATTTCCTGTACGAGAGTCACATGATATGGGGAGCGCCTGTACTCACGGACCTTGTCCGCCACATGCGATACTGTGCCGAAAACCGAATCGACACATGGGATCACACCTTGACACGCGAGCTGATCGGCGACATCACGTCGGTGTTGTTTGAATACTCGAGCCAATACTTGGTCGCATATATGACCAGTGCGAGCATGACGGACGAATAGACGAGAAACGCCTGCTGGGCCTTCAGATACAAGACAAAATCGTCCAGGGCCTGGAACCCGACGGGCTTGGTCAAGATGCGCGGGACGAGCAGGATGATGAGGGCGTTAACCAACAAAGCCTGTACGTACATTACAATACACACGTAAAAAAGTTCACTCCATCGAAAAGTGCTTCTTGCAAAATGCGCCACAGCCTGATGCGGCCCGGAAGGGGCACTGGCGACCCTCGAGTGTGCGAGCCGTGCACTGGGGTCCGACCGGTTGATCCTTCTTCTTTTTGCTCGATGCACCAGCGGGCAGTGGAGGCGGGCCGAGCGGCGGAGGCGGGCCGGTAATCACAATCATCTTGCGTCGACCTGCATCAATCGACAGTGCACGTTCGCGCATCTTTAAAGCGGTCGATGCCAGCTTGGCCGGGTCCGAGTGATACTTGGCCGCCATGGCATACATGGAATCCCATGTGGGCGTCATTGTGTTTGTGGATGAGAGTTTCGTGTTTGAGCCATGGCGCTCGAGACAAAACCTAAACTTTTTGACACCGAACCGTCACAAAATCACGTCCGGTACAGTTGACCGTCCCTTTTGGAGCGATACACGTCACGTCTGCGCCGGTCGCGACCGTCACGTTGACACGTCCGTCCCCCTTTTTCTTACTAAACCACGCTGCGATACCCGCCGCCCATTCAATGTCTTCATTCGGGACATGAATACCTTTTGTACCGGTTCGTAGGACAACATGTGCCCCGGCGCAATCTCGTGCATGAAACCATAGATCGTATGCTTTCATGCGCGATGACAAGTTGTGATTTTCGTGCGCATCCAGACCCACCAAAACCTCAAAGTTGTTCGGTGAGCTCAAGCGGCGCATTTTGGTTTTGTGCACATGACCTAACATCTGTTTGGTGTACGTGACAGAACGTAATTTTTATACACCGCCACATAGGCTGTGATATTTCCAAATAAAACCCGCTGACGTTTTAATTCTTCCTTTTAGACAAAAACAAATTCCTGACCTCTGACAACCAAGTTCGTCCGCTGCATCAGCAATTGATCCAAAACTTTTTATAAAGTTTCCATCTTTATCGTATTGATCTACAGGAATGGCTTTTTTTGATTCTTTTCCTTTAGGTGAATTATATCCTTTCCGCGCTTCAGACATGCGTTTCCGAGTTTCTTCACTTTTGGGTACACCCTTCATAGTTTTGCTCGTTTTTTGACGGACATCATCTGGTATAATACGTCCTTTGAGGGCGTCACGAAGCTTACTTTTGGTTTCTTCAGAAAGAGGTTTACCAAAATTAGGATTTCGTTCACCACTCATAAGCTTTTTGAAACGAATTCTTCTTTCATATGTCCAAGGGACGCCAGTGTGACCAATCCCACCTGGTGCTATGTTATAAGTAGGTTTTAGGTTCTGTATGTGATATTTTTCTTTTTCATTTAAGCATTCTACAAGTTCCTTTTTCGATTCACCTTGAATAACTTCTATATCTTCAATAGTAAACATATCCGGTCCGTACTTTCGCATGGCATTGTATAAAATCATATTTATGCCTCCACGTCTGGCTTGGCTTTTATGGTCTGTGAACCGACGAAGCAGAGTGTTTCGAGTCTGACCTATATAAAAGTTAGTATTCTCAAGGTTATCAATTCTGTAAATCCTCCCTGTGTACATCATTTAATAAGATTCTACATTATTTTTTAAGTCATCATGAAACACCGACCTCCGCGTAAGCGGAGTACCAAATGTAACGTCGATTCTTTGGACACATTGTAATCACCGAGCGTCCGGTCGTCCTCGAGCTGCTTACCGGCAAAGATGAGACGCTGTTGGTCCGGCGGAATGCCTTCCTTGTCGGAAATCTTCGCCTTGACGGACGAAATCGTGTCGGCCGACTCAACCTCTATGGTAATAGTCTTGCCAGTGAGCGTTTTTACAAAGATTTGCATCTTGACTATATGCAATCTTTACTTTTATACCATGCCATGTAGTAGTCGCCAGCCTCGGGCGGGTCAGCTTCGACGACCGATGTATCGTCGACATGACGCCACGTTCCTTTGTGCTTGACGTAGGCTGTATAGTGACCACCGTGAACAGAACCCTGGTGGACAACCAGACCGAATAACGTGTGGTCCGTGCCGTACGTCTGTGGGACCCGGATGGTCCGGCGCGCATCGTACTGACTGAACGAAACCATAAATACCGGGGGCAGTTTGGTGACCCGGGTCTGTCTGACGGCCGCATGATATGTATTGCCGGCGTCATCGATGTAGCCCGCAAAAGCCTCCGTTTTTTCGTGCCGCCGAACGAGTTCCTCGAGTGTCTGACCAGACGTTTCCGGTGTGAGCACGAGCGTCGTAAACTCGTATTCTTTGGTCGAAGTGCCCTTGGGGTACGTCACAGTCTGTGACTCGGTTCCGTTGAACATGCCTTGGATAAATCCAACGCCGAGCGACTTTTCAAACGTGTCAACGAGCTCGAGGACAACCTCTTGGACGTCGTGCGGCCAGCCGTTGCCGAAGCGCGGAAAGCGCTCACAGAACGCCTTGTGGAAAGGACGAACGTCCGGGGACGGCAAAGACTTGCGCCACAACTGGTTTATGAGCGCAGAGTACTCGCTGGTCACTGCGCACTCGCCTGTGTAGGGCTGCTTGAGGAGCCGGTTCGACAACCACGGAACATGGCTTAAACACTGCAGCGCAGAGTTAAGAAAGCAAGTATTACCGAGGTTTTCCAAACCCTTCACCATATTTAGAAACAACACTCGCCAACTCTCTAAACCAGACATGGAGGTTGCCCGTTCTCTCTTTGACACGTGGGAGCCTATTATTCGCAAGCATTGCACCAAAGATACGAGTGAGATTGAGATTCGTCTCGGCAAAATGAACCGCGGTTCATTCGATACGAATGTCACCAAGGAGACGTTCGACAAGGTGCTCCGCCGTCTTCACCGGTACAAGGGTTGGGAGAATGTCACCGAGTCGGACACGATTATTTACCACTACCCGAGCAAGCGTCGTGCAACCTACGACAACACTATCGAGGATATCACCGAAAGCGTCATCAAGAAACGTCTCGAGGTGAATGACGTGTCACTTCATGGCCACCCATTTGATGCGCGTCTCGGTGTCTCGAGCGAAGTGCCGATGGACCACGATCCGGAGGAGGAGGCGACGAGCGTCCGCAGTAAGAAGCGCACCTCGTTTTTGCGTAAGAATCTTCGGATCGACGTGACGTGTGTCACTGGCGATCCGCAAGACCAGGATTGTGATGACGAGAACCAGTATCAAATTGAGCTCGAGCTTCTGAGTGTCCCCGAGTCCAAGAATGAACTGTTCAATATGGTTTACAAGGTGTTTGATGTTTTGAAGATTATGACCTAGAGGAACCTGGGCATGTTGACATACTTTGGTGACGACGATGGTGTGCGGGAACGGGGCGCTGGCGCCGGTGCAGGGGGTGACGGTGACGGAACGG